ATTATAAACCGCTAATTTAAAATATTTAGGATTATTATATTCTTTAGATATTCTTTCGTATTCCATTTTTTTATATTCTTCTAATCCATAATGCTCTGCATTTTTTTTCCACAAATCTGATGGCTCAAATTCCTTAGACAAGAACGATCTTATCAAATACCTATCGCCAGATTCAACTCTTTCTACACCGTGCCAATATGGAACTGCTGATGGGAAAACAGTTATGTCCCCAGCCTTTGGTCGATAGTGAATTACATCTTTATCATTTTCATTTAAAAATGTAAGCTCACCACCTTCATAATCATCGTTTAAATACATTGTAATTGTTAAGATAAAATGATTTCCGCCACGCTCTGTATCATATTGATGAGTATCTGTATGATAAGTCATAGACATAGAATAATCATCTGGTGTTGTGGAATGGTGCAATATACCAGAATTGGGTATTTGCCATGAACCATCTTTAAGATTAAAATTATTTACCTTATCAAAATATTCGTCTGATCCCCAATCTTTTATATAGTCTAACAAAACTTTTTTATAAGCTTTTCTTATACTATTTAAAGCAGCTCTTTGGTCTATAGAGTTTTTTTCATTTATTAAACTATGCTTATTACTTTTAAACCATTCAATCTCTTCTGGTGGAACTCTGGTTTCACCTATATCCTTATTACAATTATGGGACAGGATCTCTCCCTCTTTTTCTAGCAAAAACCAACTTCTTTTATCACAGCATTCATCAGATTCGTCTCCAACGTTTATCAGAGATCCGTTACTTATATTAAATAGCCAATTTTTTAATTGTGTACTTTTCCCTATACGACCCCAATTGCCCCACTTATTTATGTAATATTTACCCTGCTCTTCTTCTACTTCTGACTGCTTAATAACTGATGTAATATATTCTGTATCATTTAAAACATTGTTATAAACCATTACTTTAGGCATTAGTTGTTTTTTATTCATAGCAGTCTCTTTCTTAATTTTAAAGAGCAGTTTATCCACATGCTCAGGTGGATCCTAGGCAACTATGCCCGCATCTGCGACTCCCCAGTGACGGGGTGCAGATATCTATTATACTATTTATTTGATTTTGATAGTCTTTGGCTTTTTCTCTTCTGGCAAAATGCGTACGATATCAATCTTAAGCATTCCATCTTTGAGCTCTGCAGACTTTACTTCCATATACTCACCAAGGGCCCACTCACGAGTAAATTTACGGGCAGCAATTCCACGATGGATAAACTTCGAATCGTTATCCTCTGTGTTTAATTCTCCCTTTACTGTAAGCTTTCCGTCTGCTGTAGATACATCAATATCTGATTTACCAAATCCAGCAACGGCAAGTTCGACAATAAAATTGTCTTCGTCTACCTTGATTACATTATATGGTGGATAGTTAGTTGCACTTGATACATGTTGAACATGATTCCATGTATCTAAAGCCCTATCAAATCCAATAAAAAATGGGTCCTTGAAAAGGTCCCATGCGAAATGTGTTGTTACCATTTTATTCCTCCTTCAAGCGAATAAGTTATATTAGGACCCCCTTAGGGCATCCTAATATAATTATATCATAACCACTAATCGTTTGGAATATCTCTAAATTTTTCTTGATCTATTTCTACTAAGCCCTTTTCTTTTGCTATTTTTTGGCCTTCTGGACTTATATGTATAGTGGCCTGTAGATCTTCATCATACTCAATGTCTATAAGCCCAGCTTCAAATAGCTCGATAAGAGATTCATCAACATAGTTTACGTGTGACTGCCATAATTCTGGGGCAAGCTCTTTTGCGAGTTCTTGATCTATAGAATAAATCATTTCTCCACTCTCGTCTATGCCTTCTAAATTAACTACTCCAAGCTGAATATAATGCTCTAGCAGCTTATCATCATTATCTTCAAGATCCACTATTTGACCCCTCTTCTGGCTTATCAATTGTTGTTTCTACTAATTGTTGAACATAATCAGAAAAATGTTTTCTGATACTACCTGCTGGCCTAGATCCTGCAGCATTCCATATTCTTTTATACTCCACAACATTTGAAAATGTAGTTGGACACAGTGGCACTCCGTTGTACTCTTTTAATACTGTAGGAAGAGGAACATGTTTACCGCAGCACTTGCACTCTTTTGCTCTTTCTTGATATATACTCATACTATTTCCATTCCGTCTAATACATCTGATAAGTTTTTTGGCATCCTTGGTGGCCTTATCATGTTCATTACTATTTCATCATCTTCTTTTTCTTTGTCCCACTTTAAAGAGCTGTAGGTATGTATCTCAATCTCTTCATTGTTTTGTGGCCTGCTTCTGCTAATTGCATTATATATAGAACCGCATACAGCATCAGCTAAGTCTTTTGATCCTTTTCTTGGGTGATCAACCCTATCTCTCATAATTTTTAATTGCAAAAGCTCATCAACAAGGAGCGGGATATGGGGGCCTTTTAATCTGTCTTCAAGAACAACCATTGCCATGTCGTCGTAATGCTTTTTAGCAACCGATAGGTTTTCTGTATTAATTCCATACTGCCTAAGTTGTTGCATCATATCATGAGAATTCCATCTATCGAATGTGCAGACACGTATCTTAAATCCTCTTGTTCTAAGTGCTAATATATAATCTTTTACTTCTGTAAAATCTACAGATTTGTCTGGAGTTGGGGTCCAGTATCTGACTGCATCAACCTCTACAATTGGAGCTGGCTGAGAGTATGTATCTGTTACTTTTACATTAACCCATTTTTGAACATGTGACATAGCAACTGCACAATGATCATGTTTTTGAGCTAAGTCTACATGGATGTAATACTCTTTGTCTGGATCTGCGGCAAACCAATTTTCAAACCTACCAAATGCATCTACTGCAATTGATTTATTACTAAAAGCATTTTCAATTTTTTCTCTAGATTTAAAAAATGCATCTACTGCTTCTGATGGCATACATGCAAATCTGCTTAATGCATCTGGCATGTTTTTATAAAACTCTACTTTAAAATGTTCTATTGATTTAGTTGGATTTATTTCCCATGTTGGACGCTTGATAGCGTACACCTTAGGTATTGTATATGAGATAATATGGTCTTCTTCCCATTCAACATTTACTTCGTTGCCAGTAGTACCATCAGGTAAACTTTCATCCATTTTTAAAAGCTTTCTTCTAATAATAACTTCTTTTTCTGCAACTACTGAATTATAAAATTTTTGAATAGGATCATTTTTAAAACGTGGGAAAGAAAGCAATATGACCTTGCCATATTCTGGAAAACGAGATACCACAGAACCTCGATACATATCATAAATAGCATCAGCAGTTTTAGCTTGATCGTGTCCAGTTGTATTTTCAGTAGCAAATCCAGATATCTCATCTAGGATTACGGCTATAACGTTGTATCCCTCAAAAGCTTCTCTTTCTGAGTGACCAGAGTAAACATTTACATTTTTATTAAATCTAATCTCTGATGCTTTGGGATCATATTTACCAATAAACCATGGTGATCTTTCCACCCTTGTCTTAAATCCTTTAAAAAAAACGTTGTTTGCTTGTGCTGCGTTTATAGCTACGTTGATAATATCTATGGTGTCTCCAGGAGGCTTGCCATAGTACGTAGCTGGATCTTTAAGGCATAATAGTAAATATACTATATATGATACTGATATAGTAGAGCAGTAATCTTTTCCACTACCTTTACCTAATTGTGCAATTACTTCATTGCAGGTTTGCTTGAATCTCCTTCTTCCTTCTTCTTCTCCAAAGAGCTTGACGAGGGTTGATTCTTTATAGATCTGGCTGCTCTTCTCAATGTGTATACTGGTGCTCCGATAATGGGGGAAGTCCGAGGTAGTCTGGACTTGTGACAAATGTTCTGAGATCGACTGGTCTTTCATCAAATTCCTCTCCGTCTAGGATATCAATGAGATCATTAAAATTAAGATCCACTTACTTCCTCAATTATTTCTACTGGCTCTACTATGCCAGTAATTTGTGACAATCTCTTTGCCACATCCATTTTACATTTAGGGCATGAAGCAGTAACTTCTTTAAGAATCTTTACTAAGATATCTTGTTTACGTTCTGTTTCAGCTAACTGTGTAGCAAGCTCTGCGTTGTCTAGTAGCCCAACTTCTTGAAGCATGCCTATTCGCTTACCTTCGATATCTGCAATAAGCTTTAGAGCAGTTGCTTTTACATTTAACTGGCCCTGAGTATCAGCATCTTCTACGGTTTTCCAAGCCTCTTTAATAAGCATGGCATAGTGTTGGTCTGCCCCAGAAATAGCTTCCTTAGCCCTTTCACGGGCTGCTGTGTCATTGTGTACAACACTCTTCCACTCTTCTATCAACTCAACAACTTCAGCTCTTTTAAAACCCGTTAAAGCCGATATTTGGGTAGGATTGTTTCCCTTAAGCAGTTCTGAGACCACCGTATTCATGCGATCAAAATGATCTGCTAGTTCTATTTCTGACATATAATTAGTATACTCTTAGTCGACTAAAAAATCAACTAGATTTTTGCTTGGCAATTTTTAATAGAACTAAATAGCCGATTAGGTCATCGATATCATTATCTCCTGGATAATCTGTGCCCTTCATAAGTCTATTTAATTTATCATCAATACGGACATGCAGTTGTTCTCTAGGTCCCGCCTTTGAGAATATTCTAACAGGGTCCAATGCTGAGTTTCCGTAAGCAATATTTTTCTTGACAAGCATGTGTGCAATTTCGTGACAGGTTTCCCAAATCTCTTTTCCTGCCTCTGTGCCAACTGTAAGTAAATATAGATCCTGGCAGTTAAAATTTTCTGTATCTGGAAATACTGGTTCTAGCATTACTCCGCCTTTCTAAATGTCATATGAACACTTGTCCACTTATATTGACCATTATCTAGCTTAATATGTGGGTGCGCTACCTTTTGATACTCTTTGTCATTTATACTTCTTTCGAAATCAATAAACTCTGTATCGTCTAAGGTGTAGTCTATCATTTCTACAAGTTCCCAGTCAATACCGTCTATCCAAACTCTTTCGATTCTTTCTTTATTAAATAGTTGAACATTTGCAAACCCGTCGCCATCGCCGTCTATTTTAAACTCAGAAGATATCGCCGCAATACCACCTGGCTTTAAAACCCTACAAGCTTCTTCAATAGATTTTCTAATATCAGACTCGTCTCCAAAATGTTCTATGGAGCTACAGCTAAATATCCCATCAAATGAATTATCTTCATATGGCAAATCTCGTCCATCTACATGCTGCCAAACAACTCTTTTATGATTATAATTAGTACTCATTAATGGTCTAGCATCAACCAATAACTCTTTTTCATACCAATGTTGCCAGGTTCCACCATCTAAATAAATATCTGTAGCAAACACTCTCTTCACATGGTTGGACAACATAGATATAGTTTCTTCTTTAGCAGCACCTATTCCTAAAATTTCAGAATTGGAATTTATTACCCCAAGCTTATCAAATGAGTACATCGCCATAGCTATTTCCCAAGTTTTTCTATTCTGAAGTTTTACGTCATCTGCAGCTTGCGGAAACTGTTTTGTTCCTAAATAATTATATTTGCTAAATACATTACGAAATTCAATATCGTTGAAGTCTTTAATATTTGCAACCTTAGATAATGATAATGACATTATTTAATTAATCCATGCTCTTTCAATGATCTATGTATAGTCATGGTGCTGACTCCACACTCTTTTGCAATTTCTTCCATAGTTTTTCTTTGAACTACATACTTTCTATATAGCCAATCTTTGCTTTTATATAACTTCATCTTTCAGTCAGGACCTTGTTTGCATAATGAGCAATGCCAAATGCATCTGCTACGTCAAAATCTGTTAACGACAAACCGTACTTATTATTAAAATAATCTACAGTTCTTTGCTTTCGCATGTTTCTTAATTGAGTCTTGTACCATGAATCTGCGTACCCTGGGTGCTTCAATCTTATTGCAGACTTTTCATCTTTCGTCGGATTTTTGTTGCCAATAAACGCCTGCCACGAGGATGGGCTAATTGTAATAACCTTAGCACCAGTAGACATAAGCTCAGCAATAACAACTCCATATACATATGACAATTTTATCACAGCATCGGGTGATCTGACAAGTATTGCGCCTTCTATTGATATATAATCTGACTTTAGTTCTTCGAGCATTGCATGTGTTTTAACTTTAGCATCATATATCTTCTCATATATATCAGCCCCAACAAATTCAATTTTACCCCATTTAATTGGTTTATCATTTTCCATTAGACAAAAAGCCACTGAATTTGTAGATGCATCTATGCCTAAAACTTTGTTTGCCTTAGTTTTTACAAGCTCAGCTAATTTCATCTAGCATTCCTTTAATCTTATTTCTAGTATTAACATCTACCTTTTTTTGACATGAAGAGCAGAACTGAGTGTCGTTATATCTACTAAGCTGTGCTTTGCATTTTTTACATCCACGAATTGCGCCATTTCTTATAGCCTTTTTTTCATAATATTTTTCCATTATTCGTTTATTTGTAGCGACTCGGCAACATTCGTCCGAACAATATTTTTGATTATGTGTTTTAGGAGTAAACTCTTTACCGTTTAAACATTCTTTATTGGCACAAATCATAACTTAGGAGCCCTGTATGATTCTATCTGCACCGTTCCGCCTAGTCCAGAATAACATTCTTTTTTAATTGGACAATATGTACACGGCATCTTTGACTTTGAGGCACCAGCTGGGCGCATTGGAAGGTCGCCTTCTTTAAAGTTATCCCATACTTCACACATCCATGTAAAGGCTTCTTCTATAATCTCCTTATTTTTTTCATTCATAGAAATAGGGATAACTATAACCTCTTGAGTATTTTTATTTTCATACAAAAAGAATCCCTCTTTAGCATTTTTTAGCTTCATGTAAGTAAGAAGTTGTAGTAAGTGGTTTGTTGTCGGCTTCATCTCTGCCTGCCTTTGATCCCACACCTCTTGCTTTGCAGTTTTAATTTCTCCAATTACCGTTTCGCTATCATATTCCATAATTAAATCTATAAAGCCACGAATTGGAGGATACTCATTAACAATCTCTTCTTCTTCTGCTCTAAACTCTGGCATCTTAGAGATAAGCTTTTGTAGTCTTTCATGTGCTTGTGTTCCCTGTGCCATGTTAGCAACTGCTACAGCATCATTATCATCGATAAACATAGCGCCACTAAAAGCCATATACCAATATCTTGGGCATGTTCCATGTCCATATCCAAGTGTGCTTGGACTAAATGACTTCTTGGTCATCTCTCCATCTGCACGTTTAGTATTACGATATGACTCGTCTAACAACTGAGCAAATCTTTCAGGATCAAAATGTTTGCCTGCGTGTTTCTTAAACTTAAGGTTTTTTACAATATCTCTACCCATTATTTGGCACCCATAACTTTTCTTTTCCTTTATTGTGATATCTAGCCATAACAAACAATAAATCTGATAGACGATTTAAATACTTAGCAATATTTGGATTTACATTATCTATCTTCCAAACTTCACGTTCTGCCCTTCTTACAATAGTCCTTGCGTTATGCAAGGGGCCTGTTGGCAAAACAAAAGATCTAAGTGGTTCTAGGTATTCGTTGTAATCATCAATTACATTTTCTAAATATGTTACTCTGTTTTCAGATATTGTTATTCTTGAAGCCCCTGCAAGTTCTGCTCCGAGATCGAACAGGTCGCTTTGAACTCTTTCAATAATGTCATTATACTCATCCGTTGCCATTCCAATAGCGGAGTTGGCTTCATCTACGGCACCTATGGCTTCCATTATAGGGCTGGTCTTAGAGACCCTTTCATTGTTAGCTGTAGAAGTCTGACCATCATCACCAGTCTTTGTATAAATTTTGCTCAATATAACCATTATGAACTGTACCTAACAACATACTTAAGTGCATCTACAAGCTTGTCTATGGACTCTTTTGCTGAATAATAAATGTTCTTCTTATTATTATTTAGCAATTGTTGAATAAACTGAGGCCATCATAGAAAACTTTGTTGACATTGCCTGTAATTCTATAATTAGATACGGGGCTTTTGCCGAAGGAACATCTGGATTCATCAATAGCTTCACCACAATTGCTAATGCTTTATCTAATTGATCATCCTTCATATACTCATGTAGTTCATTAAATTCTGTAATAGAACTAATTAACTCTAGAGTATTTTTATCTTCCGCCATTTTTAGCCTTCTCTTTCTTGTCTAACTTATCTATGAATAATCCAAGAGGATATCC